GACTGCGGCGCATCGACCAGCTAGTCACTATGTCACCATAAGTGCTCGATATAGTATTGGTGTTATTCATCGAGTCAGAGATCATACCGATATTGCGCAGCATTGGGTGGCGAAACTCCTCCTCCTGGAACATATATCGGGCAAGTTAGCGGTCTGTATGACGATCAGCACTTTTCAGCTTACGGCCATTACTTACACGGTAATGCCATTGCTGATGCAATCAGAAAAGTTAAGGGGGCATAATATGGCTGTAGGCGATCTTGTTAGCAATAATGGCAAGGCAGCGGTTGCAATTAGCCAGTCTGTACCGCCAGCGGATGCAGTCGCGCTCGTCGGGCCTACTGGTGAAAAAGTTACCAGTGATGGTTCTGGCAATTTAGCTGTTGCTGATCAAACAATTCACGCGGGCGAACGTAGACCGACCAGCCTGACAACCAGTTACATTTCTACGGCAGGCGGGTGGAACATCCAATTAGTCACTGCCACGGCTGCAACAGCTATCAGCTCAGACGGAGCGCCTGTTGTGATTGGTGGTGTACGAGTTGGAGGCACTGCGGCACTTGGCGGCGCTGCAACAATAGCGGGCGGAACAATTGCTTCAAATGTCGTGTACGAGACCATACCCTCTTCTTCCGCCGTGGGTTTAGAGCGGGGGTATTTCGGCGGGGTCGAATTTCCGGCGGGATGCGTCGTTACAGTGGCAACATCCGGGACTCTGTTGGTGTTCTGGAGGAACTTATAAGTAGCAACAAAGCTGACCGCAATTTGCATAGTTGGCCGTGTTTAATTAGGAGAGTAATAAGATGGCTATAAGTTGGGTAGGTAGCGGAGCACTTCTAGATTTCTGGCCAAACGTTGAGTACGGCGCTGCATACGCTGCGCCCGTACCGTTCCCCGCTACGGTAGCAGCAGGGAATCTGGCGATACTTGAGGTATCCAGCAAGCCAAACTCCCCCGGAGTAAGTCCATCTATTGTCAACACGCCCGCAGGCTGGACGGTGTTAGGCACTGCTTATGGTGGCGGATATGGGGCTACTCAGCAGTCGATAAATATGGGAAACGTCGGCTACACGCTGTTTTACAAAGTGCTTGCAGGCACAGAAGGCGGAACCACTGTCACCGTCAACGTGGATGATATTAACTCTGGATTCGCACGTATTTACGTGTTTTCTAACGCTACGGGCGCGTGGAATATCTCGCACATCACTGGCGAAATAGCGGCTAACGCTGGATCGACAAGCGTGACCAGCACTTTCTCATCCGGGTTTTCGACAGCGACAGGTGACCATGTGCTTTATGGTCTTACACATGCTTCCGGCGGGGAAAACATCCCAGATTACTCAGCAGAATCATTAACACAAGCAGGCACAACCTTCGCGGCGTCTACTGAAATAGACGAGAACAGGAGCGGAAGCTTCAACCGCATTGGCAGTTTTGTTTGCAGAACAAGCGTGACAGCTGGTGGTGGCACAGTTGCGCCTACCATGGCGTTTACGATGTATGCAATTAATTCAAATTTAGAACGTGGTGTAACTTTTGCTGTAAGGCTAAGAGAGACTGTAGCGGGAGCTGTAACCAGTGACATCGCAGCTACAGATACCTCACTTGGTGTAGTGGCGGTAACTACTGGGAGTGTTACCAAGGGAATTCGAGCATTGTTGCGTGATACTGATACATCACTCCCGGCAAGTAATTTAACAGGTCTGCGTGTATCTATTAGGTCAGCATCAGATTCGGCAGCTTTACTCTTAGCAGCAGTGGTAGATGAAACAACTGACGGTAGTGGGTATATTGAAATTTCACTCGAGGGTGTAAGTGTCAATATTAATGATTATGTTTATGTTACGATTGAGAAATCAGACTTATCCATTGTCAACACATATCGACTGCAAGTAATCGGAATATAATCAGGGGGATAATATGGCAACTTCAACAGCACTAAAAGCAGCACAAATGAACGCTTACACTACAGTGATTGGCACTGGTGGTAAGGCTCGATTTCTTTCATCCGGTGGCGCGGTACTTGGTGTAATAACCTTTGATACTCCTGCAGCACCAACTACTACTACAGAGGTATTAACATTTTCAGGTTTTCCTAAGAATGCTACAGCCGTAGTTGCAGGCACTGTAGCAAGTGTAGACATTGTAACCTCAGCTGATGTAATGGTGAGAGATGGGCTTACTGTAGGTTTGGCGGGAAGTGGTGCAGACGTAATTATGGATAGCTTGACTTTGGCATCAACTTTGACTGTTAACTCTTTCACAATCACACATTCATAAGGTATATGTGCAGACAACAAGAGTAAACTATTATGGGCTTCCCAAGTTTAAGATTTGGATCTAGCATACACCCCAGTGGTGGATATAGATTTGGCCAAACAAGAGTAATAGGTGCTAGTGCATCTATTACAGATAATTCTGTAGGTACTGTAGTTGCCTCTGCATATACTGTCTCACTACCATCTACAACAGACTACTCGTGGACAGCAACAGCAACAGGTGCACGTAAGTCTGCACAAGCTGGTTATATTGACCCAGTATATTTTGCCAACCACCAGAATCACAAAGGCTGTGCAATCTTTGAGGTGTCAGCAGCAGGTATTGTTGATTTCTATGTAGAGCGAGTGCTTGGTGAGACTGGCTCTATATCCACAACAATCTCGACTTTTGATGTATTAACAGGTGGAGCAAGAGCAGGCACTCATTATGTAGCAACATCCCAAACTATTACGTACTCTGATGGTGAAATTGGCTGGAAGAAGGTTTCCATACCTGTTACGGCTATTCCGACCGGCTTTGGTGTAATTGGTCTCAAGCTCAGTAATTATATTCCTGATGGCACCGGCACTGCACGAAACGAGTATTGCTATATCTGGCTACAAGGTACAGGTAAGGTAGCCGGGGCTAAATATCTTCTCTCTCTTGGTTCCGGTGTGGAATCTAACGGAGATACTTCAGGGGATGGTACAGAAGGAAATCCTTGGAGATGTCCAAGCTATGCTGCTACTCAGATGGGCCATGGTGGTGGTGTGCTGTATGTGTCAAGTGCTGGTGGAAACTACCGAGACTCAGGAGCAAATAAGTCCGTAGGAGGTGGAGCGTTTGTTTTTGAGAACCTGTGTACAGTAACAAACCCGTTAATATGTTTACCCAATCCGGATAACATAGTACCCGTGTTGGTGGATAACGGACTTGGAAGTACTTACGAGGCTAACCCAGCTACTCCACAATTTGCTGGAGGTTGGTCAGACACCCTATGTAAAACAGGGGGCATTAGATTTGGAAATGCAGCATCACACATATGGTTGGTGGGCATAAATGTAAGACACGGTAATATCTTCGGAGAACCCTCTATCACCGATGGCATGCACCACATCGTACTCTGGAAACTAGAGTCTCGGTGGGTTGCATTCGCCGGCTCTAATGTAAACAACATACGTCTCGACTCCTCCTATGACTGTATATACGATTCTTGTATTGCAGCAGAGGCTTACACTTATGAGGGGGGAGGCGGGCCAGTAATTTGGCCCTCAGAAACACCTGGGCCATACTACGGCACAGTAGTAAACATGCACTTGGAAGGTTCTATTCAATCTTTCCATAGTTACGGTATGCGCGTTATCGGCTGCACGATGGACAACGGTCAGTATGGTGTATACCAGAAAAACGCTCCGGGGCATGCAGGATTACACGTTGGATATTTTACTTATACGATAAAACACTGCTTGTTTAAGCGTATGAAACACGCTGGAGTAATGCTCTCCAATGCAGGCAATGGAAGCCCACCTACATTAAAGGCGGTTGTAGGGTATTGTGTTCATGACGGCAATACGCGAAATGGAGTTGGCAACAAAAGTGCTTTGGTCGAAATCTACATGGACGGGCCAGCTACTGCACAGTCTGACAGGATAGACGTGTACAACTGCGTAACTAGAAATAATGGCTTCGTTTCAAGTTGGGATGGGGACCACGTAAGGTACTTTAATATCATCAGCGAAGACGCAGCTTGGCAGTGGGGCAGTAATGGACAGGGACCATTCCTTAGCAGATTGGAATACGGGGATTACTGTCTATATGTAAGAGGAGCTACATCACGTACAACACATATGTATAACGGTACAGTCACATACCCAACACTAGCCTCTTGGAGACTTGTAAATAAAGTAGGTAGTGGGGTTACTGATGACCAAGTATTAATGTCAGAGCCTGATAAGAACTCAACAGAGTCAGCAATTACACCAGCTTATGCAGACGCAGCAGCCTTCGATTACCGTTGGGACAATACGCTAGGGTATGGAGGGCAGTATGTAGGTCTTGGACATATGACGGTGGGCTATGACATTATTGATGTAGTCGTCCCTCCACCACCACCACCACCACCACCACCACCACCTACAATATATTACCCGACGCTGGGCGATATTTTTGCAAATACTTTGCAAAGCGAATACCGCTTAACAATATAGATAATTTCGCAGGTGCTTTATGAGCTGGACAAAACGCCAATTTATTACGAGCGCATTCGACGAGATCGGGATTGCATCGTATGAATTCGATTTACAACCAGATCAGCTCCAGAGCGCGCTAAATAAGCTCGACTCAATGATGTCTGCATGGGTGGCCAGAGGGATTGAGCTGAGCTATCCAATATCTGCAAGCCAGAGCGAAAGCGATCTTGATCAAGCAACCGGGGTGCCCTCTTATGCGCGGGAAGCGATTGCCACGAATCTCGCGGTAAGACTGGCCCCGAGTTATGGAAAAACGTTGTCGCCAGCGACGATTGCAACAGCAAAAGAGGGGTACAATGTATTATTGCGGCGCATGCATCAGGAGACGGCGCGGACGCTCACTAAAAAGCGCTCGATGATGCCTTCGGGCGCTGGAAATAAGCCGTGGCGATACCTTGACGGTGAATTTGTGATCAATGGTGAAGATTCACCTGTCGTATTTAAAGACGGTCATTTAGATTTTTAGGGGGCAAAATGTCGAGCATTTATAAGTTATCAACGCTGTCAAATTTTTCATCAAGCGATCGAATCCCCGTTTATTCTGCCGAAGAAGGCATTGACGCCACCGGCTCTGTTGGCAAGTTGCTCGAATACTTCCAGGCAACGTTTGCCAGCCCAACGCTTGCAACGAATGTTTACACGCCAACTACGGGCTTTAATATTGCCGTTCCGACGCCGGTGGCATCGCAGCAATGGATGCTACTACAGCCAGCCGGAACGCTGGCAGCAGGCACAATAACGCTGCCGCTAAACACGACCACGCCGGATGGCACAGAGGTCCTCGTTACCAGCACGCAGATAATCACCGCGCTCACGGTGGCGCTGAACGGCGCTACGGCAGCCTTCGGAGCGCCGACAACGCTTGCAGCTAACGGCTACTTTAGACTGCGTTTTGTGACGACGACAAACTCGTGGTACAGGATTTCATAACATGCTAATCCCAATCATCAAAGGGATTTACACAGACGCCGCGCCAGCCATAAGGGCCGCTTACCCGGTGAACCTCGTGCCAGTGCCCAAGGAATCAGGCGTGAGCAACGATATGTTGCGCCCAGCAGACGGCATCGTCTTAATGGGCACCGGGCCTGGCAAAGATCGTGGGGGAATAAACTGGAACGGGGTCTGCTATAGGGTGATGGGAACCAAGCTGGTGTCGGTGTCCAGCGCTGGAGTTATCACAACGCTAGGTGATGTTGGCGGCTCGGAAAGTTCGCTTGTCACTATGGATTACGGCTTCGACCGTATAGCCATTGCCTCGGGAAGCGGGCTGTATTACTGGAACGGAACGGCGCTGACACAAGTTACTGATCCAAACCTTGGGACGGTGCTTGATGTTGCATGGGCTGATGGCTACTACGTTACAACGGACGGCGCAAGCCTGATCGTGACCGACCTGACCGACCCGACGCAAGTTAATCCTCTCAAGTATGGCTCATCAGAAGCCGACCCGGACAGGATTGTTGCAGTTAAGCGGTATCGAACAGAGATCTATGCGATAAACCGCCACACCATAGAAGTTTTTGACAACATTGGCGGTGAGCTGTTTCCATTCCAGCGCATCGAGGGCGCACAGATTCAGAAAGGCGCGGTGGGGACGCACGCATGCTGCATTTACGCAGACAGCATCGCCTTTGTAGGCGGCGGCAGAAATGAATCTGTTGGTGTGTATATCGCGCAAAATGCCACGACACAAAAAATCAGCACGCAAGAAATAGATAAGCTCTTGGCAGGGTATTCAGGGGCTGAAATCGCGGCAATAAAACTTGAGGCAAGATTAACAGACAATCACAATCACTTATATCTGCACCTTCCAGACCGCACGTTGGTGTATGATTTATCAGCCTCTATGGAAACAAAGACATCTGTTTGGTTTGTGCTCACCAGTGCGCTGGCCGGGTTTGGCCAGTACAGGGCGCGTAATTTTGTGCTTGCTTACGGTAAATGGATAGCTGGCGACCCGACAAGCAGCAATATTGGCTACATGACACAATCAGTAAGCACGCATTGGGGCGGCACTGTGCGCTGGGAGTTTAGCACCACGATATTCTACAACGAGGGCAAAGGAGCCATCTTTAATTCGATTGAGTTGGTGGCGTTAACTGGCAGCGTGGCACTAGGCAAAGATCCTGTGATAAGCACAAGTTATTCGCTAGATGGCAAGTTGTGGAGCCAGGAGAAGGCGATTAAAGCAGGACAGGTTGGCGATACGACAAAAAGGTTAGTATGGTTTAGACAGGGAGCTATGCGGCATTGGCGCATCCAGCGATTCAGCGGCACAAGCAACGCGCACATAACCATTCTGGCAATAAGCGCTGAGCTGGAGGCTTTAGACGCATGACACGTAAACTAAAGATGACGCGGCAGCAGTTGGCGGCTTTCTTGAATGATCACGAAAGCATTAAGCAGTTCGAGAGTTTGTTTTTGACTGTTGATACTGTTGCGCCGGTCACGAATATTGATTTTGAGTATGCAGCGGACACGGCGCAGGCTACGGCGAGCAATGCGCTAGACCAGATCAATCAGTTAACGGATGACCAGTTCTTGGCCATTGTCGCAAGAATTGACGAGATAGAGAGCTTATTGATCGAGATGCAGCCCATACTGGCCGATGAAGAACCCAATAATTCAGCACAGGTGCTCACATGGCTTTCGATGTAATCACGCCAATTAAGCTGGGACAGGCGGCGATAACAACCGGCGTCACAACGCTTTACACAGTGCCAGCAGGCGCACGCGCTTTACTGAAGGAATTTAACATCGTAAACACTACGGCAGGCGCGATAACTGCCAGGGTATACATTGTGCCATCCGGCGGAAGCGCAGGAACGGGCAACGCTTTTGTGTATGATGCATCCATCGCGGCAAATGGAAATTATCAATACAACGGCATCCAAGTGATGAATGCGGGTGACTTTATTCAAGTCCAGGCCGCCAGCGCAGGGCTTACGATTACTGCCAGCGGCGCAGAAGCGGTTTAAGGGGGGGGCATGACAGTATTAGTTAAAGTTTTCACGCAGGCAAAGCAGGCCGAAAGCTCGCAAACAACACAGTACACGGCGGTGAATTGCAGGGCGATCATTGATAAATTTACAGCGACTAACACCAGCGCAAGCAATGTCACGCTGAGTGTAAATTTAGTGGCAAATGCGGAGTCAGCGGCTACCGGGAATTTGATTGTGCAGGCAAAGACAATACCGCCCGGAAAGACGTACACCTTAACCGAGGTCATTGGGCATTCATTGGAGTCTGGCGGGTTTATTTCTACGCTTGCCAGCGCGGCGGCATCTATCACGATCAGAATCAGCGGGCGCGAGATCACATAAAGGGGGAAGCATGGGATTCATAAGAGACTTCGTCGGAGAGATTACCGGGGCGAATGATGCAGCAAGAGCCGCAAGCAATGCCGCGAACATTCAATCAGATGCGGCTAATCGCGGCATAGCAGAGCAACAGCGGCAGTTTGATGCATTGCAAAGGCTTATGGCTCCGTATGTGTCAGGGGGCACACAGGCATTCATTGGACAGCAAGAGCTATTAGGGCTTCGCGGCCAATACCCGCAACAACAAGCAATCAGAGCAATAGAACAATCGCCGACATTTACGAGCATGATTCAGCAAGGCGAAAACTCTATATTGCAGAATGCGGCGGCCACGGGCGGCCTTAGAGGCGGCAATATTCAAGGGGCATTAGCGCAGTTCAGGCCACAAATACTCTCTGCATTGCTTGAGCAGCAATTTAACCGCCTTGGCGGCTTGTCGCAGCTTGGGCAAGCATCGGCAGCGGGACAAGGAGCACAAGGAATGCAGACGGGCGTGAACATAGCTAACCTGCTAAGCAACGGCGCATCAGCGCTTGCCGGTGGAGAAATCGCAAGAGGGCAGCTTAAGTCTGGCGTGCTTGGCGATGTATTGAAACTAGGACTAGGAGCCACAGCAGGATTCGGGCCAGCCGGGTTGGCGGGAGGCGCGGCCACAATGGGCGGCCTTTTATTCTGATAAACTGGAGAATTTATGGCAATTAATCCTTTAGGTGGCCCTATAGATTACTCGAGCATGCTCGGCCAGCATGGCGGGGTGCTTGGAGGACAGGGCAATTCTGGGCTAGGCAATAGATTTATGCTCCTTGCTGAGCAGAAGCGTGAACAGCTCGAACAAGAGCAATTTGCGGCTGACTTAAATGCAGCAATGCAAGCGCCTACGGTCGATGCGTTTAGCCGCTTGGGCGCAAAGTATCACAGCAAACAGCCAGCAATATCAGCAGCCTGGGAGATGATGGGCGCGGCGCGACAAGATGAAGAATTTACCACTGGATCGAAGATATTTCAGGCCATAGGGCGCGGACGTCCAGACGTGGCAAAAAGCATCTTGCAGGAAAAACTGGAGGCAGCAAAGGCGGGAGGCCAGCCAACAGAAAAGATTAAAACGATGCTCGACGGGCTTGATAGAGACCCTAAGGAGGTCATGGGGAGAATAGGTGCCGTATTAGCAACAGCCGACCCCAAGCGCTGGAAGACTATTCAGGAAATAAACCAAGCCGCAGAGCTTCAGCCGCTTAAGGTCGACAAGGCAAAGCAGGAGCTAGAAAAAGAAAGAGTTTTAACAGGGAGAGAGCGCTCGCTGGCAGACAAAGCGGCAGTTGAGGCCAAATACGCTGAGTCAGCCGCCGCAACCGATCTAGCTAAAAAGAATTGGGATATAACCAAGCTCCAAAATGATATTTCAGTTTCAAGGCAGAATATGGCTATCGCCACGCTTAACTCCAAATTGGCGAAAGAGGCAAACGAGCTCAAAAAAAATGAGATACAGCAAAAAATAGATGCAGCGAAAGAGAAACGGGAGCAGGCAATTCGCGATAGAGCGGCAGAGGCCAGCGCGTCTATTGCTGCATCAGACAATCTGAACAACACAGTCGAGAAAATCTTGAATATGGCGGTCACGGGACGCGACAAGGCTGGCAAACCGACTGGCTTTACTGGCACGATCACGTCGGCCACCGGGCCGATCAGTTTACGCATGCCAACACTCAGCCAGGACGTGGCCGACTTTGAGGAAGCGATCAACACGCTGGGCAGCCAAATCACCATGTCGCGCATCGGCGAGATGAAAGGCGCTCTGTCTGACAAGGACTTGGCCACTCTCCAGTCATCGCTGCAGTCACTTAGTCTGCGCCAGTCGCCGCAGCAGTTGGTCAACAACCTGCTCGAGGTGCAACGCCTGACTCAAAAAGCTCGCAAGAACACCATGGACAAGTTTGGTGCGCCTGCCACGTTGTCAGTACCTGACACGCCGGCCGCCCAACCGAGCCCGGCTGAGATTGATGACCTCGTCAAGAAATACGGAGGCGGCCGCTAATGGCAACCCTTCAAGAACTTGAACGGGCTCTGGTCAACGCCGATCGGGCCGGAGATACTGACGCGGCCCGCAAGTTGGCTGCAGTCATCTCGCGCGCCCGTCAGGACGTCGCCAACCAGATCCCTGACACAACTGTGGCTGAGACGATGCCCCAGTACGTCGAACCCACTGTCGGCGAGAAGATCGTCGGTGCCGGTGAGACCGCACTGACGCTGGCTACTGGCGCGACAGGTGGCACCGTCGGCATGATTGGCGGCACGCTCAAGGGCCTGGCTGAACAGACACTGTCTGGCAAGTTTGGCACGCCTGAAGCTGCCAAGCTGGTTGAGCAAGAAGCTATGAAAGGTGCTCAGGCACTGACTTACGCGCCACGGACCGAGGCCGGCCAGGAGATGGCGCGCGAGACAGGTCAGTTCTTGGCCGAGACCATCCCGCCAGTCATCCCTGTCGTCGGTCCACCTGGTGCCTTCATGTCTGGCATCCGCGCCGCACAACCTGCCGCGGCTACGACTGCCCGTCAAGCCACAAATGCAGCCCGCCAAGCGGCCGCGCCCGTTGTGCAGGCGGCCAAGGAGACGGCCCAGACCGCCGCCAGCAAAGCGAAGCAGGCAGTAGGCCTGGAAGTCCCTCCTCGCGCAACCCCTGGCACGCCTGGGCCAGCTGGCGCCATGGGCGTGGACGTAGCTACTCAGCGGGCTATGAAGGCCCAGGAACTGCCTGTCCCCATCAAGCTGACTGAAGGTCAGAAGACACGCCAGTTCGAGGACGTCCGCTTCGAGCGCGAGACCGCCAAGCTGCCTGAGGTCGGTGAGCCGTTGCGCGAGCGCTTTGCCCAACAGAACCAGCAACTGCGCCAGAACCTTGACGCCTTCATCGACATGACTGGCGCCCAGGCTGGCGAATCGGAGTTTCGTCGCGCCACTGGTATGGCGGTCAACGAGGCGCTTCGCAGCCGGGCGGCTCGTGACAAGGCCCGCATCCGGGTACTCTACAAGGAGGCTGAGAAGGCCGGTGAATTGGCCAGTCCGGCCAACCTGTCGCCGATCGCCGACTACCTGAACCAGAATCGCGCCGGTCGCTCGTCGGCTCCCATCATGGGCACCTTTGCTGAGGAGCTCAAGGTCCAAGGTGTCGGGTCTGGCTCGCTGGCTGACGGTACATTGCAGATCGGTGAGGTTAGTCTTGGCCAGGCTGAGGCTCTGCGCAAAGCGATTAACCGCTTCGTCAAGAGCAATGACCCCAATGACGTACGCGTGGCCAGTGAACTCAAGCAGTTGATCGACACTCAGACCGAGGGCCTTGGTGGCAACCTGTATCAACAAGCTCGTGCAGCTCGTGCTCGTTACGCGGCCGACTACGAGAACATTGGCTTGGTGAAGAACCTACTCGGCTTCAAGCGTGGTACCACTGACCGCGCCATCGCGTTGGAGGAGGTGCTCAACCGATCGATCATCGACCCAGGAACCTCGCTTGATACCGTCCGCCAGATCCGCCGTTTACTCCAGACCGAGGGCCCCAAAGGCATGCAGGCTTGGAAGGAACTGCAGGGCGGTACGCTCCAGTATATCAAGGAGGAAGCCCTGCGCAACGTGGCTCCTGATCAGTTCGGGAACCGCATTGTGTCACCTGCCCAGCTCGATCGTGTCATCACCCAGCTCGACCGCACTGGTAAATTAGACTTCGTGTTCGGCAAGAAGGGCGCTGAGCAGCTGCGCACAATCAACGACGTGGCCAAGGACGTGCTGACGGTGCCGCCTGGTACGGTGAACACAAGCAACACGGCTAGTGTGCTTGCCGGTCTAATGGACGTTGCCATCTCAGGTACGTCAGGCGTGCCGGCGCCGATCATGACAAGTTTCCGCTTGATGACTAAAGGCATCAAGGACGCAAAAACTCGGGCCCGCGTCAAGCGGGCGCTTGGCGAATAACCCGAAAGGAGAAAGTTCAAAATGTCCGCACTCAGCATTCAACCCACCTATCCGATCTTCACGGACATCGACGGCCAGCCTCTTGAGGGCGGCTACGTCTGGATCGGCACGGCCAACCTCGACCCGCAGACCAACCCGATCAACGTGTATTGGGACGCGGCACTGACGCTGCCAGCAGCCCAGCCCATTCGCACGTTGGCTGGCTACCCTGCCAACAGTGGCACACCTGCACGCCTGTATGTCAACAGCGACTACAGCATTCGCGTGATGAACAAGAACGGCAGCACGGTCTATAGCGCTCCTGCAGCAACTGAGCGATACAGCGGGGCTGTTGTTGTCGGTATTGACGCAATCAATGTCTCGTTCACTCCTGCTGGGGCAGGCGCTGTCACCACAAACGTGGCAGCAAAACTGAACGAGTGGCTCAGCGTCAAGGACTTTGGCGCTATTGGCGATGGCGTTGCTAATGATACCGCAGCAATAACTGCGGCTGTTTCTTACATGACTTCAACCGGGAATAGTGTCTACGTTCCGCCAGGTACGTATTTGACTGACCCATTTTCCATTAATTCACAAATTTACGCCTGGCAAGCTGGTTTTATAGGTAGCGATAGGGAACGTTGCGTAATTCGAAGAAGGGCTGTAGGTGCTTCGGCATTTGTTACTTATGGCAGTTCTTCCGGTACTGTTTTTCAATCCGGTGTAGGTTTTGAAAATATAACAATTGATGGTGGTGTTAATACAAATGGCGATGCTTTTGTAGGTTACGACATTGTTAGAAGTCAATTTAGAAATGTTAGATTTACGGGCGGAAGCGTTGCTTGTCATTTATTCGGCGGAATTAGCTTATCGTTTTATTCTTGCCTTTTCGACATGGCTGCAATAGGGCTTAGAATTGAAAAATTTTCTTCTTTAGCTGGCGGTGGCTGGCCTAATATTATTCGCGTTGTTGGTGGCGAAATTGTAGATAATTCTACATGGGGTGCTTATTTCGACGATGGGCGCGTATTCACTTTAGAAAATGTTGAAGTTGAAGGCAACGGAACTACGTTAGCTGCTGCACAAGGCGGCGTTTATATTGGTGCAAATGTCGGTTCGGAAGTTTCGGCAACAGATACTTACAGCATCGGTTTAATTGCTTTTGGTTGTTGGTTTGAAGCTAATAAAGGTGTTGCTGATATTAGCTTAAACAACGGTATAAATGCTGTAAGGGATTCAAACTTTTTTAGTACGGCTGCTATGGTTACAAATGATATTGTAATCAATGGCGGTAGATATTCGCTTAGAAATGTGAATATGTCAATGTCTAAAACGGCAAACGTTTTAGAAAATGCCGGAACTATTGCAGGAAACATAATCGAATCTAGCGATATTCCGAATCTTACATATACACAATCTAAAACTTCTGTATATGGAAATAATAAAATTTCAACTAGAAACGGAGTTGTTCCAGTAATAGCCGGTTTTTCAATACCTTTTGAACAAACGGGCAGCACAAATACAAGCGCCGGAACTACAATAGCCGTTACTTTTCCAATTCCTTTTACTTCAACGCCTTTAGTATATGCTGAAACTAACAACGGCGATTCTGCAACAGATATAATTAAAATTGTTGTAAGTTCCGTTACTACAACTGGTTTTAATGCAAGGGCTTTGAAAATTTCAAACGGTTCTTCCGCAATAAGTTCAATAGCAAGCGGTTTTGATTGGCGTGCTATAGGTTCACTGTAATTAGGAGCAATAATGGCTCAGACAATCGTCAACTGGTTGCTTGCAGGATTCGGTGCTTTAATTGGGTTCCTTCTCAACACAGTCTGGCAGGCCGTCAAAGACCTCCAGGCCGCTGATAAAGAACTTGCAGCCAAGGTCTCGGAAATCGAGGTCTTGGTAGCTGGCGCCTATGTCAAGAAGGAGGAATTCTCGACAGCTGTTGCGGCGCTGTTTGCCAAGTTAGATCGGATAGAGGACAAGATCGACAAGAAGGCGGACAAGCCATGACCTACACTCTCAGCAAGAAGTCTCGAGACCGCCTTGCTGGTGTCCACCCGGACCTCGTCAAGGTTGTCGAGCGCGCCATCGAGATCACTGAGATCGACTTTGCCGTGCTTGAAGGAGTTCGCTCCAAGACTCGGCAGGAGCAGCTCGTCAAGGCAGGTGCCAGTCAGACCATGAGGTCACGCCACTTGACTGGACATGCTGTTGACCTCGGTGCTTACGTGGCTGGATCAGTGCGATGGGACTGGCCTCTGTATCACAAGCTTGCTGTTGCCGTCAAGCAGGCTGCCGCCGAGTTGCAGATCCCCATTGAGTGGGGAGGCGACTGGGCGACATTCAAAGACGGCCCACACTGGCAATTACCTTGGAAGGAGTACCCGTAAATGGACCCAATCGCACTCAGCTCGATCTTTGGCATTGGTTCAAAGATCATCGATAAGATCTTCCCAGACCCGGCACAGAAAGCTCAGGCCCAACTTGAACTTCTGAAGATGCAGCAGTCGGGTGACCTGGACGAGATGAAGACTCAACTCAGCGCCATCATTGCTGAAGCTCAGTCCACAGATCCTTGGACCAGCCGCGCACGCCCATCATTCCTATATGTGGTCTACGTGTTGCTGCTGTGGAGCATCCCGATGGGCGTCCTGACAATCTTCCGGCCAGAGGCTGCTGCAGCCTTCACGGCGGGCTTCAAGGCCTGGATGCTGGCCATCCCTGAGCCAGTGCTGACCTTGTTTGGCGTGGTAATGACAGGCTATGTGGCTGGACGATCATGGGAAAAGGTCAGAGGAGCTGCTAAGTAGCCTGCCTATATGGGGCAGGCTTAATCTATTATCAGGCACGTCCCTTGATACACGCGCTTTCGCTAACCCATAG